GTATAGCACCACTCTTTACTTATATCAGCAAATCACCAAAGTGTTATTGATTGACACCAGTGGCGGCTATTTTACTGCGAGGTACGACCCTGTGTATGCAAAACAACTAACAATCAACAAAGGAGTAGACAATGTTCTACTCTTTGAATTCATTAACCAAGACGAAAAACCAGTGAATATCACTGGATCAAGTTTTGTTTTCCGTGTGGTAAATCAAACTGGCGACGAAGTGCTGATTACCAAAGACATGGAGATACTGAGTGCAGCTCTCGGCCGTGTCAAAGTAGTTCTCAACACAGAAGATACTATTAACATTCAAGCACAACCGGCCAGCTACAGTATTCAACGAGCAGCAGGGAACTATGTGCAAGCAGCTTATGTAGACGCTAACTCGCAAGCCCGCGCAGACTGCAACATTGTGGATTCAATACTGCCTCAGTTTATTCCCAGCGCAGAATGCACAGTGCCTGATATGTATGGCAAAAACAACTATGTTGGTACAGCACCAACAAACTGGCCAAATTGGGCCAACAATCCTCAACCTCAAAACTCAATTCAAATGACTGAGTTTTACTCAAGCTACATGCCAACCAATGGATCCAGTTTGACCACCGTCAAGTTTGACTTGGTTGGATACACAGGCACAGTAAAAGTTCAAGCAGCTCAAAACTACGAATCAGTTTGGTATAACGTTTCAGAAACTCGTGAGTATCTTAGCGAAACAGTAAGCGATTATTTCAACATTGTTGGTTTCCATCCATTGTTACGCCTGGCCCTAAACAACTCAATCGGTTACGGTGCGCAAGGCAATGTGCAAGTCACTGACGGTGTGGTCACAGGTATTACTATCACCAACGCTGGCTACAACTATATCGCACCTCCTTATATTCAAATCCTTGGCAACGGTTCGGGAGCAGAAGCAACTTGCACAATTGGTGACAACAGCCAAATTTCTGGTGTAACCATTGTCAACGGCGGTTCGGGATATGTGCCATTTCAATTCCAAGGTTCGGTATCTGCTACAGCAGTATTCACAAACGGCAAAGTTGAAAACGTCCAGTATCGTTGATTTAGTGTAACTACTATGTTATACTAGCTAGATGCTCGATATCCTTAGTTACTTGCCTGCAAAAAGAAAGCCTAGCCCGCAAGGTTGGCTCAGCTTCAACGCAGTTTGTTGTCAGCACAATGGCGATTCACCAGATCGGCGTGGTCGCGGCGGTATCAAAGTAACTGAACAAGGGTGGAGCTATCATTGTTTCAATTGCAGTTACACAGCAAGTTTTACATTAGGTCGTACACTGAGTTTCAAGGCACGTAGGCTGCTTGGCTGGATGGGGGTACCGGACACAGAGATTGAGCGTGTAAACTTAGAAAGCCTCAGGCATCGTAACATTCACGGTATCTTAGAACAGCGACAACAAGTATTTCAAGCACTGTCTAATATTTCGTTTGACGAGTACGATGACTTGCCGCCATATTCAGAAGTGGTCACACCAGAATTTCCTTTGTACTGGGAGTATATTCGTAAACGTGGCGTACCTGAAGACTTTCCTATAATGACTGCAATCAAGAATGATGGCATTCATTGGGTCAGACCGTTTGTGCTAGTACCATTTACCTATGACAACAAAGTAGTAGGGTGGACCGCTAGATTCCTGGACAACAAGATACCCAAGTATATCAATCACAGTCAGCCGGGGTACGTGTTTGGTACAGACTTGCAACATGCAGACTGGAATCATGTTATTGTTACAGAAGGCATTTTTGACGCACTCAGCATCAGTGGCCTTGCACTGATGCACAATACTATCAGTGATGCACAAGCTAGATTGATTCGTAGCTTAGGAAAAGAAGTCATTGTGGTGCCAGATCAAGACTTGCCTGGCATGGAACTAGTGGATCGTGCAGTCGAGTTAGGTTACAGTGTAAGCATGCCAGATTGGCCCAGCCACATCAAAGATGTCAACGATGCTGTGATTGAATATGGTCGTCTAGGAGCCTTGCTAACTATAATGCAAGCGAGAGAAACATCGAAGATTAAAATTGAGCTAAGGAAGAAACAACTTGTTAAAAGAATACGGACTTGACGTACAACGTCTATTTTTGGAAATGATGTTGGAAGACGCATCTAGTTATGTGCGTGTTCAAAACATTTTTAATCCGCAAAACTTTGACAAAAGTTTAAGACCCGCGGCTGAGTTCATCAAAGAACACTCAGACAAATTTCAGACCATGCCAGATCGCACTCAAATTTTGGCCACAACTGGAGTTAAGTTACAATCTGTGCCTGAGCTCAATGAAGGTCACTATGACTGGTTCCTGCAGGAGTTTGAAGGGTTTACCAAACGTCAAGAGCTAGAACGTGCTATTTTAAAGGCAGCAGACTTGCTGGAAAAAGGTGAGTTTGAGCCAGTAGAAAAACTGATCAAAGATGCTGTACAGATTAGTTTGACCAAAGACTTAGGTATGGATTTTTGGTTAGATCCCGAAGCAATGTTTACCAAGTATTTTGACGCAGGTGGTCAAGTAAGCACAGGCTGGCCGCAGATGGACAAACTGTTGTATGGTGGTTTCAGTCGCGGTGAATTAAACATCTTTGCAGGTGGTTCAGGCTCAGGCAAGAGCTTAGTTATGATGAACATTGCGTTGAACTGGGTGCAACAAGGATTACATGGCGTTTACATTTCGCTAGAACTTTCAGAAGAACTAACAGGCCTGCGAACAGCGGCTATGTTGACACAGATGTCAACCAAAGACATCCGCCGAGACAAAGAAACCGCGGCGTTGAAGGTTAAAATGGTAGGCAAGAAAGCAGGCAGCTATCAAGTCAAAGCACTGCCGGCACAGAGCAACATCAATGATATTCGTGCTTTCTTAAAAGAATATCAAATCAAAACAGGCCATCGTGTAGACTTTATGATGGTTGACTACTTGGACTTGCTGATGCCAGTTAGTGCCAAGGTCAGTCCCAATGACTTGTTTGTTAAAGACAAGTATGTTTCAGAAGAACTTCGTAACTTAGCCAAAGAGCTAGGAATCCTAATGGTAACTGCATCGCAGTTAAACAGATCTGCTGTGGAAGAGATTGAATTTGACCACTCGCACATTTCAGGTGGTATTTCAAAGATTAACACAGCAGATAACGTGTTTGGTATTTTTACAAGTCGTGCTATGAAAGAGCGTGGCAAGTATCAGATACAGTGTATGAAGTCTCGAAGTTCGACCGGCGTTGGTCAAAAAATTGATTTGGAGTATAACATTGAAACTATGCGCATTACTGATGAAGGCGGGGACGAAGGAACAGGCTACAACAAGCCACAGAGTTCTATCATGGACTCAATCAAAGCCAAGAGCCAAGTCAAGGCTGCTGACACCAGTGACGAAAGCACAGCACCAAAATGGGAACGTCCCACAGGAACTCCTGCATGGGAACAAGGCCCTAAAGTGAGTGCAGATGTTCAAAGTGCAAAACTAAAACAATTGTTGGGCCAAATTAAGACGTCACAATGATATGTGTTGACATTTTTAAAAATATAAACATCGTTGCCAGTCATGGAGAACTGCTGGTGTCTCCGTGCTGCGTTTCTCAAATACAACCAGCCGAAACAATTGACTTTGAAAACAATGAATACCTGCAGGGTATAAGGGATCAGGCCAGTGCTGACAATTTTCCAGCGGCCTGTGTTAATTGTAAAAATGCCGAAGATGCTGGGCTAACCAGTCGCCGACATGGCAGCAACAATTGGTACAAAGACAATGATTTGTACAACAACACAGTTGAACTGGTTCGTATGGATTACTGGACTGGCGATGTTTGTAACTTGGCCTGTGTTATTTGTGGACCGCACTACAGCAGCACTTGGAAACAAGAACTAGGACTCCCTACAGAATTAAAAAAATCAACGTCAAATCAGTTTTGGAAAACTCTTGATCTCAGCAAGATACAATTTATACACTTCAACGGTGGCGAACCTTTGTTGAGCAAGGAGCATGTAAAATTTTTGCATACTATTGAACACAAACAACAAGTGTGCTTGAATTACAACACCAATGCCACTGTGTTGCCCAGTGCTGAATTGTTGGATCTGTGGCAGCAATTCAAATTAGTACAACTGGACTTTAGCTTGGATGACATCGGCGAAAGATTTGAATATCAACGGTATCCAGCAAAATGGCAGCAAGTGATGGATAACTTGCAATGGTATGTTGACTGCGCCCCGCATAATTGTATGTTTGCAGTCAACACGTCTGTCGGAATTTTGAATCACAACAACTTAGATAATTTGAGTTCTTGGCTAACAAAAAATTTTAAAACCACAAGATTTACCGATCCAATAGAATATAGGCAACAATTAACTGTTGGTATGTTTGCATTAAAAGATGCAGACAAAAGAAAATCCAGTATAATTGCTACCCTGGATTTGATTGATCAGCGCCGTGGCACTGATTGGCGTGCTACATTTCCTGAATTAAGTCACTGACCCTTTGATCACAGCATAGCGCAACACAATGGCTTCGCTGAGTGAACCGGCAGTGATGTTTCTCACACTAATCACTGCTGAACCTGCTGAGCAAGTTGCGTCTAAGTTGTAGGCAGCACCTGTGGCAACACCACCCACAATGTTCAGTATCATAACATCTCTAGCACCAATGGTGCTGTTGGTCAGTGTAAATTGAACTGTAGTGGCCGCCAACAATGCAGTGTTTTGCATGGTGATTTCGCCTGCAGGTTTGTTTAATGTAACACCAGTGGATTTATTACCGCCCTGACTTACTGTGCCTCCAGCGCCAGTATTGTAGCCCAGTGTGCCACCATCGGTCAACCCAATACCGCCCGTGCCAGCTACGCTGATGTTGCCAGGCACAGTGATTCCAGTGGATGCAATAGTAGCACTCAGCGTTCTCACATTGCTGGTCAACGGCGCATTGTAAAACCTTATTTCTGAACCCTGTGCTGTAGTGCTGTAAGTTTCTGTAGCCACAAAGTCTATGCCAACAGGTGCAGTGCCACCAGCTGTGGGACCATAACCACCCGAACCGTTCCATCCTACACCAACAAATCTTGACAACACATCATTGGCCTGCGGTGGGGTAGGACTGTCCACTGTGCCACGAGCCATGCGACCCACATACGCAGGATTAGAACCGGTGCCAAATGCATCGTTGGTAATTCTACTGGCCACACCTTCGTTGCCAGTGATGTGGATCATGCCACCAGCGTTGGTCACTGCTTGATAGTTACCTGATGTAGAACCCACAATGTTCAATGCGCCTGCTGAATTAGCAGCAATGGCTGTGGGCGCCTTGAACTGCACAATACCGCTGTCTAATACTTGAAAGGAAACATTGCCTGTGCTGGTGTATGTTTTAAAGTTGCTGCCAACGTTTAAGTTGCCTGAGATACCCACCCCGCCTGCGACAGTCAGTGCACCAGTTGTAGTGCTGGTACTCACAGTGTTTGCAGTTATAGCCAATGGGACATTGATTTTTCCAGGTGCTCTACTGTTGTCAAAAATCCAGACAGTAGTCCCGCCGTCGATTGTAACAAATTCAAAAGCAAAGTTACCAACAACACCAAATGTAATTGTGTTTGAAACACCTGCAGTGCCCGGGCTAACCCCAGCAATTAATGTAATACCCTGACTTACAGCCGCTGGCAGTGTCACAGTGTGTGAGATGTCAGTAATGTTAAGACCTACTCGCACAGTGCCTGCTGAACCCGACGCAGGCCAGTTTGAAAAGCTCAAGCTAACTGAGCCAGTGGTGTTGATCTGCTGAAACGGTGCCGCCGCATAGTCAATGTTGATACTGCCGGAAGTAGCAGTCAACGGCAAATATGTATAACTGACATCCTGCAATTTGACAGCATAAATGAGGTTGTCGCTCATGTTGTTGTCCAATGTTGTGCCGGTCAGCGCAGATTTCAGCACGGCTTTGCTTTGCAAGTCAGTGATTTCATCCTCTGCGTATTGAAAATTGGTTTTGATATTGGTAAAGTTGTCCCGAAAGCCCTGTGTGTTATTGGCTTGTCCGGCAACTGGGTAAGTTCCGTCAATATTGTTTGGGTTGATTTGACTTGTCATAGATATTCCTGTATAGTAGATATTTATTTGAACTCATCATACACTAAATAATCCAAAGGCCCGTGAATAATGCAAAAAAAGACACGCAGTTTGTTAGAAGAATTAGACTCGTTATATGTAGAGCGTGATCGCCGCCTAATAATTGAAACTCGTGCGGACAGCATTATATCCAGTGCTATTCGTTTGATTGAACAAATTGAGCAGGAATTTGGCAGTGAGCAAGCAGAAAACCTCACTAGAAAATTGCTCAATGCAATAAGAACCAAAGACGCTGGAAAATTCAGCCGATCAGTGAGAAGAACCAATGCAGATACATGAATTAACCCGTCCTCGCAAAGTCAATGAAGGATTTGGCTCAGCGTTAGCTAACCAAATGATAAGCAAAGCCCTGGGCGGGACAAATCCTTTGGACCAGTCGGGCCCAGCACAAAGCCGAGAACAAGGGTTTGCAAGCATGGTCAACAGCCCTGCGGCAAAAACTCTAGCTACTACCATGCAAGCAGCCTGGGCACAAACAGTCAAAAACTTCCTGGCTAATGCCAAGGATTCTCAGGGCAATCCTGCAACCAGTTTGCAAGGTGTTACACAGCCCAGTGTAGAAGCATTGAAAAATGAATTGCACTTGTTGATCAACAGAATGATTGGCGGTCAGCGTCGCGGAAATTTTGAGTATACTACTATGGCCAATAACATTGGTGATGAAGTTGCTAAAGCAGGTATTCAAGAAGTGATTGCACGAATCAACGAATACTTAGAAACCATATACAAAGCCACAGTTCAAGGCGTTGACCCCAAAGCATTGGTCAATGATTGGATTAAGTTAGTGGGCGATGGAATATTGCCAGCTCAGAATGCCATGGCCTATGATCGTGGTGCTGCTGCTAACAAGAAAGTCAGAGTATATCAAGATCCGTCTGGCAAGTGGATTATTGACATGGGTGCTGGCCCAGAATGGTTAGACAAATCCAAGCCTGAGCATGCAAAGGCACTGGAACAAATGTATGGTGGGCAAGCGTAATGTATCTCAAAGAAGGTGGTAATGTATTCAAAGACGCACAAGGTATTCCTGTTACCCAGCGTATCAACAAAGCAGACATTCCCGGCACAGTGGCTTGGTTAGAAAAGCTCACTGGCTTGGATTTAACAGAAGTCAAAGACGAGTCTGGCATTCCTGTAAAGTGGCTGGGATCAACTGGGCGCAAAGCAGATTCTGGCGACTTGGATCTTGCTGTGGATGCCAACGAAATTACCAAAGCTGAACTCAAAGGACTGTTGGACAACTGGGCAAGACAAAACAAACAAGACCCCCGAGACTGGACCAAACTCACTGGAGAAGCAGTGCATTTCAAAACACCCATTCAAGGTGATCCCCGTCGTGGTTATGCTCAAACAGATTTTATGTTCATGCCCAACATGGAATGGGGCACATTCTGGTTAGGTGGCGGCACAGGTTCTGCTTACAAAGGCATGTATCGCAACATTCTCATGAGTTCAGTGGCCAAAGCCTTGGGGCTCAAAGCCAGCGCCAAAGGTATTATCAGTCGTCAAACTGACCAGGTAGTAACTATGAATCCTGATCAAGCCGCTGGCATACTGTTAGGTCCTAATTACAATCGTAAAAACCTTGCCACAGTAGAAAGCATTTACAAAGCTCTAGCCATGGATCCTGATCGCGATGCTAAGTTAGCAGACTTCCGTGAATACCTAAAACGTGATGGCATACAAGAACCCGAAGCCAGTGTGGCAGAAAGCGAAGTTGGCTTCTTGGCACGTTTACGTGACCGCATTGTAAATCGTGGTTATGTTGCTCTTGTAGAAGCCGAAGCAGCTGGCGTGGGCGGCAGAGCCAAAGGCATTGAACACTTGGAAGATTTGGTGTTCCGCCGTGGCACACAAGGCATCAAAGACGCTCTTGAAATTGTTAGTCATGCCACACAACAACCCAGCACAGTTACAGCCAAGTGGGACGGCAAGCCTGCTGTGATATTTGGCCGCAAGCCTGCCACAGGCGAGTTTGTGCTCACAGACGGGTCAGGATTTGAAGCCAAGGGCTATGATGGCCTGGCCACAAGTCCGCAAATGATGGCAGATATTCAAAGTCGCAGATCTGGTGATCGCACAGAACTGATTCAACTCTATGCTACACTATTCCCAGTGTTGGAAGCAGCTTTGCCTCCTAACTTCCGTGGCTACGTCAAGGGTGATTTGTTGTATATGCAAACTCCCCCTGTGGTTGCGGGCAACTATGTGTTCAAGCCCAACACTATTGAATACAAAATACCAGTGAAATCAACCCTGGGCCAACGTATTGGCAATTCAAACATTGGCATTGCTATACACTCTATGTATGGCGATGTGGGTGAGCCACGCCAGCCACTGAGCGGTGTGCGCTTCAATGAAGTGCCAGGCCTGATGTTGGAAAAACCAGCCAGCCCTCGCCAACTGCAAACTGAAACAAACACAGAAAAACAACTCAAGCAGTTGATCCGAGCCAACGGCAAGGCGATTGATACCCTGTTTAATCCTGCTGAACTGCGAGCACACAAGATCACAGACTTAGCAAAACTGTGTGTGGACTTTATCAACACCAAAGTTGGTAGCCCACTCAACGGTGCTACACTATTGCCCGAGTTTGGCGAGTGGTTGCAGACAAAAGTAACACCACAAAAGTTCCGCAATATTGTGGAATACTTGAACAGCCCCAGTTCAAACACACCAGCACTGGCGGCAGCGTTCACAGCGTTTAACTTGTTGCACGATTTGAAGATGCATTTGCTACAGCAAGCTGATACAGAGCATCCGGGACAAGAAGGTTGGGTTATGGCCACCCCTGTGGGCTATGCAAAGGCGGTAAATAGATTTGATCCCAATGCATTTGCAGCTCAAAACAGGCTTCAAAACAATCCTCAACAGGCGTGATTTTAGCTATTTTGGTAAATAAGTGCAGGGACGTAATATCCCAACTAACCTAAAGGAAATTTAAAATGGCTATTTTTACAAAAGTTAATGGTACAACACAACCAGTATTTGCACTTGACGTTGCAAACGGTAGTATTGCTGGAACAGCTAACGTTGCTGCTCAAGGTCCAGTTCAGATCCAAGGTCCAAAACTTGACTTCTTCACTTTGACTGCTAACGCCGCTCTAACAAGCGCAGGTAACGTCAACGGTTACTTGAACAACGTTTTGACTGCTATCCAACAAAACGGCACAATCGCAATTTACCAAGCTGGTGCTACAGCTGGTACAATTAGCTTGGCTATCTACCCAACTGGTGCTTACACCACAGCTACATTGGTTGCTGCTGCTCAAACAGCCAACGCAACTGGTGGCTTGAACATTGGTATCCCAACTGCCAACGTTTCTGGTACAGCTAGCTTCACTAACCTGTAATCAGTTTAGTTTGACCGCAGATACCCTGGAATTAAAAACTCCAGGGTTTTCTTTTGGCCTTAAATACGCACAGAATGAAAATAATCTGTCGCACCCTTTTTGATTGCAGTTATACTGGTACCACAGGACACTTTCGTGTACCGGAGATTCCGTTTGTTGACCGTGCTGGACAAAAAATCACTGATCAAACAGAATGGAATCGCAGTCGCAATCAGCAACGCAACTGGGAAACTCTGTTGCAAATCATTGGTCTCAGAACTCAACCACAAGACCTTTCTATTCCTGTGTGTCGGGATGGGGTATGGGAGTTTGAATTTAAATCAGAGTCTGAAGGTGTATTTGAAATCTTTGGAAACACTGACCCCTTGGCCGGACTCAAAGCTGACTTTGAAGGTGTGCCAATGATGTTGAATCTAGGAGAGCAACCCAATCTAGCTCCCACTGTTTGTGTCGACGGTGACGATCAAAACATTTGGTTCACTACGGTAAATAATACATTGGATTAAAATAAAATGGTTGACACTACTGATATCGAAAAGAAAAGTCTCGAAGCACACGTTGAACTGTGTGCTGAACGCTATCGCTTTCTAGAAGAAAAACTAGAATCTGTAGAAGCTAAAGTAACCCAAGTGGTAACGTCGGTAGAAACTGTTAAAAACACAGTTCAGACCATGGCCACTAAAAACAACGATCGACTGATTGCCTGGGGCGTTGGCATTATTATAACACTGGTGGGCACAGTGGCCTGGCTGCTACAGCACTACGTATTAAAATGAACAGAGAAGAAAAACTAGAACTCTTTGCTGAACGCGAACTAAAACGCCATATCGACTCTCTCATTTTAGACGACGGAGAAGGCTCTATTATTGCGTTTGGCAAATACTACATTGAACCAGTGAGTAATCAGTTCCAAGTCAGCACTTGGGACAAAACAATACACAGTTTTAGCAGCAAAAAAATAGCCATGAGCTACTGCACTGCTGATCACAAAAAGAATTACAACCTGTCTAACATGATACTTGTGTTAGACCGTAAAAAACAAGCCTTGGCCGCAGATATATACTGCCGTAAAACGCTGGGTGATCGTGGGCAAACAGAATCATTTTATGAAATCATAAACATGAAGATACAGCCCAAAATAGACCTGTACAGTTCGGTAGTTTCCGAATTGGAGAAATGTGTAAATCAGGCTAAATATATGCAAATTAGAGGATTCAATAATGAAACTGCAAGAACTATCGGCTCCAACGCCAAGTAAGCAAATTGCCCAAGTATTCGAAAGTTACTTTGGTAATCGCATTCGCTTTGACCAGTTAACTCAAGGTCAAACAAAAGCAATGCTAGGAAAAGTGCGTGGCATACTGGGCGAGCACCGCAAGACTTCTGCACGTCACAACAGCGAGCAAAACCCCAAGTATTTGCAACTGGTAATGATGGAACAAGCATTGGTCAGCCGTCTCAAAGAGAATACAATGCCTGCTTCTTCTGGTGCTGCTCCTGTGCCTGCTGGCGCTGCCGCAACTACCGGAACAGCCAAACCCGCTAGTGCCGCACCCAAAGATCCTAAACTAGCTGCTGCTCTTAAAAAGTCAGCTGCTGGCCAAACATTAAATCCTGAAGAACAAAAGTTAGTGGCTGGTGCCGCAATGATGCAAGCTGAAAGCCGCTTTCGCAGAATGGCACGCCGACTGAACGAAAGCGAAATTCAACAAGCTCAAGTTGTGTTGGCTGCACAAGACATGGTTGATAAAATGCAATCAATGTTGGAAGATGTCAGCGAACTACAGTTCAAAGAACTTCCTGCTCTTGTCGACTCAATCAAGAACCAAGTTGGTATTGATCAAGCCACACAATTCAATCAAGACGCCACCGCTGCTCTCACAGGCCTGTTACAAAACATCCAAGGTGCCAAGCAACAACTTGACGCTGCTCTTGGTGTTGTAACTGGCCAAGCTCCATCAGGTGCCGCAGCCGCTGGTGCCATGGGCGCCGACATTGCTGCTGGTGCTGACGCCATGGGCGCTGCTGCTGGTGACATGGCTGCTGCTGGTGCCATGGGCGACGACTTAGCTGCTCCTATGCCAGACATGGAAGAGCCAGGTGCTGAACCTGCTGCTGGCGCACTAGGACGAGCCAAGCGATAATGAAAATATTTGAAGTTGATACTTCAATAATGCCTGTGCCAACTCCTGACCCAGCTCAGCTGTCAGGATTGGTGCAGTTCCTTGCAGGTCGTTCCACAGACGAAAATGCCAAAAAAGAAATCAGCCAAGACGCATTTCTCAAATTGGCACAAGACTTGGACATCAACATCAATCCACAGAACCTAGCTGACATAGTGTCGCAACCTCCACTGAGCAACTTGCTTGAACCCATGGATCCAAACACAGGCGTTTTGGTATTCAAAGGTGCAGGAGAACCAAATGTCTCAATGCCTGTGAACAAAGCACAAGACATTGTAGCAGCCGCTGCCAAAAAAGCCGCCGGCAAAGATCGCGGCGTCTAACCAAAACTCTTGACAATCTGTTGTAAATACCTTATACTCATATAAGGATTAAATCTATGGCTTATTCAGACAAAGTAGTTGATCATTATGAAAACCCCAGAAACGTTGGATCATTTGACAAAGGTGATCCCGATGTAGGCACAGGCATGGTCGGGGCACCTGCTTGCGGTGACGTAATGAAACTGCAAATAAAGGTCGAAGATGGCATCATCACAGACG